CTATCTTGGTTTTGAACTAATTCAGTAGCAGTTGTAAATGAATCAATAAATGCTCTAAATTTAAATTTTTCTGGCTCTCCCCAATAAGCATCAGATGCATATTCACATGCTTCAATTATTTTATTTAATTGGGACATATAATATGTTTGAATTAAACATTCATATTCCATTGTAACATAATCAGGTTGAGCAACAGCATAAAATGTTTTTACTGGTTTTCTATTATTTAATGTTGAAAAATTATCATAAAAATTATCTGCACTAAATTTTGATTGCCAAACACCATTTAGATTAGGTGAATTAGCATCTAATTTATTAGCAACTGTTCTATCTTTTGTTATTGTATTTCTTTTAATTACAATAATAGGTAACATAATAGCATTAGATTTATCTCTATAATAACCATCTCTTTGAAATGATTTCCATCTTTCTGGAGCACCATAAATTATTGGTACTTCTCTTCTAGTACCATTTTGCATTACAAATGGTTTAATTACATTTCTAAAGTAGAAAAATACAGCTTCATCAATATCCTGAATGCCCACAGAATACTGCTTAGTATCATCACCTTTAAAACTCATTTCCTTTGAACGGTTAAATTCTATTCCCGTTTCTTGGACATTAGCATTAAAGTTACCATCTGATAAATTAGGATTTCCTGAATCGCCTCTATCCTCTATTCCTTTAAAAGCTTCTTGTTGCTCTAAACTTAATTGTCTTTGAGTTTTTGGTATTGGTTTTCTAGGTGCTGGCATTAAAATCTTTCTTTATATGGTGATAATGCAACTTTATCAGCTGGTATATAATAAGTAGATACTAAAACTGATAAATTATTACCAAAGTTTTCTAATCCTGGGTTTAATGGGTTTACATTATTAGGGTAAGCAGGATTTTTACCTCCCCAATATTGGTTTGCTACTGTACTTTGAACACCGTAATATCTTTCTTGGTATAATATAATGTCACCAACTCTAATTAAAACATCAGCATCTTTTAAATCATCTCTAAAGAAATAAAATTCTATTGGTTGTCCAAATTGTACACCTTCTATATTTTCAGCATATTCTTCATTTGATCTATTTATAAGAACATTGAAAATAAAAGGACCATCATAGAATTTTTCCTGATCTGCTTCGCCGTATAAATTAACTTTAGTTTCTTCTAATTTAAATTGGTAAACAGAACATTGTTGAGTAATAATATTACCCATTAATTCTCTATTAAGTTTTCTTACTAGAGACATGTCCCTAGATGTAGTAAACATTGCCATGTTATCCTATATAAATTGTGTAAGGAACCTGTTGTAACTCAGTCATTTTAGCTTCTGCTTCAGATGCCCTACGATTTAATAATGCCTGTCTTGAAGTTTCATCTAAATAATTTCTTAATCTCTCAAGTAAAGCTACTTTTTCTGCTGTTGCTGCTGATATTAAATCACCTTGATTTAAATTAACTTCTGCATTTGGTATTGGTATTGTTGAATATTTACCTCTTACATACCCTAACATTTCCTTAGCTAATGATAATGTATATTCAAAAATCCATTGTCTACCAATTGAATTTATGTAATTATAATTTGGATTAGCATAAGGTGCATTTGAAACATTTGTAACTCTTGTAGGAGTATTTTTAACTGAACCTTCAATTCTTTCTGATCTAATAATATATTGGAACCAAATTCTATGTTGTGGGTTATCTTGTGCATCACAATCACTTGAAAAATTAGGTATTGGGAAAATTCTTAATTTATCCTTATGTATTTCAAATGAATAATTAGATCTTCTAACCATATCATTTAATTCAATAGCTTGTATAGTTTGAATATCATAATTAAGTGGCATCATAAGGAAATTAATTGCAGGACTCATACCCCCAAATCCAAATGAATCAAACATATTTTGATAACCAAATCCAGTACCTGAGTAAGGATCATAATATCTTGTAATTGCTGGTGCTCCCTGATAATAAACTCTTTTAACTTCTATTCCAAATTCACCAGCTGAACCCGTTATATTACTTTGGGTCATAAAAGTTTGGAATGAATAATCTTGTACACTTGAAGTTAATACAAATGAACCTGAATACCAAGGTACATTACCACCTGAACCAGCTTCAGCACCATACATTTCTGTTAATCTTACAATTGGTTCAAAACTAGGAGTTATTATCGATTGAGTTAAAACTGAACTAGTTGGCAAACCTTCTAATGTTAGTTGATTATCTCTAACTTTATAGGCATATAATTCATTACCATAAGTAGTTACTGCTTCTTCAAATGCAGTATAAAAGGATCCTGATTGTAATTCAACATCAACTAAAGGATAACCTAATCTTTTAGCACAAAAATCAGCTACTTTATCTGCATCAGTTGCAAAATCTGATTGCCCGTCATAAAATCCAAATGGTGTATCTCCAGAACCTGAAGAGAAAGAACTTGAACCTGGCCAAATTGGTACATTCATATTAAATTATTTTGTTATAAATATTAAAAATAATTTTATTATTATAAATATAAAAAAAAAGCCCCGCTAATGCGGGGCTAATTTATAAATCAAAGTTAACTACTGATTATAGAGTATTTAATCCGTTGATTTCGATTCTTCCATAGAATTCTGGTCTTACCATTTTCTTAGCATATCTAGTCAATAGACCTTTTCTAGGCACGAATGTGTCTGGATCATATACTAATGGAGTCATAATTAATGGAATATATGGAGCAAATACAGCACCACTTTCTAGGAATTGACCTCCTCTAAATCCTAATAAGATTACGTTAGTAGTCATATATGGATTTTTGTACACTTTATATCTACCATTTAACTGGCCGACTTTTTGTACACCGAAAGCGTAGTTCATTTTAGCTGCATCACCATCTGAATCAGCTGCAAATCCTGGAATACTTTCTAGGATTGTTGCTACAGTTGGAGAACATACTAAGAAGTTAGCTCCACCCCTTAGGGTTTTCTGGTGGATAATGTTACTTAACTTTTGGATTTTAGTACCTAAAGTTTGGAACCACTGTCCTTGTGAATTATAGAATCCTAGGTCAGTAACTGTACCATTACCACTCGCTCCTGCTGCGTCAATCGCTCTGTTGTTAACTGCTGACCATACTTCAGTTCCAGCTGCTGCAGCATTGATTAACATACTTAAGATTTCTAAGTCAATTTCTAATGAAATGTACTCACTTAAGATTGAAGTTAATTCTGCTTCTGCATCTAGTGCATGATAAGCGTTTAAGTCTTGAGCGAACTCAGGAGTCCAAACAGCTTTTAACTTCTTAGTTTTAGCAACGATAGCAGATGATTTCATCTGTACGTTTATTTCTGGAATTGTTTGCGCTGGGCAACAGTTAGATCCAGTTTGGTTGTTATTAGCGTTTGGTTTTGGGTTTCCAGCTTCGAAGTCACCTCTGAATTGATCAGTTGGTTGTAATGAAGCGGAAATTTTAACATTTCTTGAAGCACCTCCAGTTGCGAAATCTGAAGCTGATACTAAGAATTTAATGTGCTCTCCGTTATCGTATCTACTAAATTGTGATACTTGGATAGCAGTTGTTCCTGATCCTGTGTATACTTGGAATGATTTTACAGCCCATGCATCAACAAAAGGAATAGAAGAAGTTGCTACAGATAGCAATCTCCAGTCACCTCCTACAGCTGAAGCTGAGTAAGTAGAATCAAAGTCTAAGTCAGACCAAGAAGCTGTGGATACACTAGCAGCAACTTCACCTGAAGCTGTTAGCTGTGTAGAATATGAAAATCTACCATTTCCATATAAACCACCTGAATTAGTATTTCCGAATGGGTTTTCAACAGTTCCATTAGCATTTCCGTAAAGTGATTCACCTACAGAAAAAGGAGCCTTATTGTTACCATATTGGAAATCTAAGAAAAATACTAGACCAGAAGGCAAATTCATTGGTTGTACAGAAACAAATTCTTTAGCAGCAATTTGTCCAAATACTTTTCTTACCAATGGAAGAGCCACACCAGCCCACTGACCACCTACGTTCACACCTGTTTGTGAACTAAATGTACCAGAAGAAGCAGCACCACCACCAGTGGAACTCTGCTCAACGACAAGTTGTTTAGCTTGGTTTTCAAGGATAATACCCATGTTATTTTTGTGAGTACCATCTAAACCTTCTAATAGACCTGTCTTTTCCCATTTACTTGCTAATTTAGCAGCGTCACTCTGCATTGAGTGATATGGGTTAGCGCTCTCTAATAATTGATTTAAGCTCATTTTCTTAAATTTAAAGGTTAATTATAATTTTAAATTAAACCGGCTAGCTGTCGCATACGGTTATATACTTCATTTGATTCGATTATAGGTTGTTTTTTAGAAGCTTTAGGTTCTACACCTGTTGCTCTACTAGCTGCACCTTTAATTGATTCATTAACTGGAGATTTAGATTTATCTAGTAATCCATCAGATAATGTTTCAAAAATTGTTTTAGCTTGTCTTACATCCTTAGCTTTATCAAATGCTTTTAATACCTTAACTTTTTTACTTTCGGTTAAGTTTTTAGCCTTAAAGATTTTGTTTGTGTAAAGAAGTTTTGCATTTAAAAGGTTAACGTCCTTCAATTCTTCTTTAAGCGCCTGAATTTCTTCTATTGCTTCTTTGAATCTCATTCTTTCAGTCTCTTTTTCGATTTTAGAGTCATCTCTGTCTCCATCTTCGTTTCCGACACCGTATTCACCTTTTACTCGAGATTTTCTTTCGTCCATCTCTTCTTTTTCTTCTTTCACATCATCATCTTTTTTAGACTTCATTTCTTCATCAATTTCGATTTCAACGTCTGTTTCAACGTCCATTTCGTCCTCAACGAAGTCATCTCCTGGTTCTATTTCACCAGCAGAAACCATGTCTTTAATGACATCCTCAATGAATCCTTTAAGATCGTCTTCTGACATATCCTCAAGATCAATATCTTCATCGCGCATATCGTCTTCCATGTCTTCTTTTTCGTCTTTCATACCATCTAAATAGCCTTCTTCTTCAGCATCAGTTCGAGCATCTTCTTTGACATCGTCTTTGTCCTTCATTTCTTCTTTGACATCGTCTTTGTCTTTTTTCATCTCTTCGTCCATGTCGTCTTTTTTAGACTTCATTTCCTCTGATACTTTGACATCTTTCGCATCTTCACCAGCATCTTTTGCTAGTTTAGAAATTTGATCCATGTCATCTCTCACAGCGTCAATTGCTCTGTCATCATCAACTTTCTTTTTGATGTCAGCAGCATCTTCACCTGCGTCTTTAGCTAATTTAGAGATTTGATCGGCGTCGTCACGGATAGCGTCTGCTTCTCTGTCGATTTCTTTCTTTTCGGCGTCAGTCATCTCTTTTTCTTCACTAAGTTCAGCTAATAGCTCGTCAAGATCAATTTCCTCTTCTAGATTTTCATTTACATTTACGTAATAATCAGAAGTGCTTTGTCCAACCTTTTTAGGGTCTTTTAAAGTAACTGATTTACTTCTAGTAGGGTTATTTTTCTCGTTCCAGCTAACAGCGTCCATCTCATCTAGTTCTTTCTTGTCCTCTTCCTCCATTTTTTTATCTTTGTCTTTAGAGTCCATTTCTTCTTTCTTTACGTCGTCTTCTTCATACTTCTTTCCGTACATTTCTTCAACATCATCTTTTTTCATCTCTTCTTTCTTCATGTCGTCTTCAGAGTATTTTTTCATCTCTTCTTTCTTCATGTCGTCTTCTTCGT